CAGGGACATTGATTTAATGTCCCATCATCAAGAAGTAAATTTAAGAAGAGTAAAACCTAATTTATAAGGTGAATAATGTTAAAATGGTATGGAGAACATGTTAAAAGACAAATAATTATGGATGTTGAATCCAAATTAAAAATGTCTGGTGAAGTGATTAAAGAAACTGCTAAAAGCTCTATGCCTATTAACTTTAATACTTTTGTAGAAGGTGAAGATATTGCAAGGTCAACAGCAGGAAACCCTCCTTATAGACAAACAGATAAACTTTATAAAAGCATTGAAACTGAGATGTTGCCAAAACGATTGGCTGTTAAAATAGGTACAAATGTTAAATATGGAAAATATCTGGAATTAGGAACTAAAAAAATGAGGTGGAGACCTTGGTTGGTTCCGGCATTAGCCAGGAGTATCCCAAAAATAAAGGCTATATTTGCAAAACCAATCACAGGTGGTTTCCTTGGTGCAAAAGAAACAGATTTTGATGTTAATTCAACAATAGAATTGTCAGAAGGATCATCAGAAATGATAAATAGTTAATTATGGGCGAAGGTAGAGAATTACAAAAAGCTATATACGACAAAGCTGTAAGCAGTTCTGATTTAACTGCTTTAGTTACACAGTCTGGTGAGTTAAAAAGAGGCATCTTTTATGATATAGCCCCTGATGAAGCATCAATGCCTTATATAGTTTATAAAATTGTTGAAAAGAACTTAAACCATAATTTTTGTGATTACTCTGTAAGTAGTATAGTTTACTTTAATATATATGATGATACTATTGGAAATACTGCAACAATTGCAAACATTAAGGATAAACTTACAACTGTATTTGATAGAGCTGTTCTTACTTATAGTAGTAAAACAGCAATAGGATGTTTAAGAATGAATGATGGTGATCCACAATTTAATGATGATGGTTGGATTAGTACTGTTATTTACAATATTTGGTATGAATAATTAAATCTTTTTAGGAGATAGAAAAAATGGCTGAATTACCTGGTTATGGTGGAAGCGTTACTTTTACGGATGTTGTTGGCCCAACATCAGCTGTATGTGCAAATGGATGGTCTTTAGATGTTTCAGTGGACACACATGATGTTACAGATTTTTGTTCAACAAGTGCATTTCGTGATTTCATTGTGGGATTGAAGGGATGGACGGCTTCTGTAGACACAAAAATTGATGGTACAAATCCTGTAGTTATGGTAGATATAGGATCAAGTGCTACATTAGCATTGTATATTGATGGCACACATTATTATTCTGGAACTGCTATTCTGAATTCGTTCAGTCCCTCAGTTACAGTAGATGCTGAAGAGACACAGACACTTGGATTCCAAGGCACAGGCGAATTGTCCTACACATAAGAAGTAGGAGGAATAAACAATGGCTGAATTACATGGCAGTGCTGGGGCATTTTATATGTACTCAGACACATCTGCTACTGCTTCAGATGTGGGAACAGTTCTACAAGCAGGTGGATTTACTAGCTGGTCTCTTGATGCATCTGTTGATGTGCTTGATACTACTAATTTTTCAGGAAATGGGTGGAAAACATTCACAACTGGTTTAAAAGGTTGGACAGGTACAGCAGAACAACACTGGCAATCTGATTTAATGGATGAGCTTGGTGAAAAAGTAATTGTACGATTCTATATTGATGAAACAAATTCTGATTATTATTATGGATTTGCTCATGTAAATGGATTAAGTGTATCAACTCCGGTTGATGCATTAGTAGATCAGTCTTTAACCTTCACTGGTGAAGGACTTTTGTACTTTACAGGTTAGAATAAATAATTAATTAGAAAGGAATAAGATGAGTGATTTAGGAAAAGATAGTTTGGAGAAAGCTGCTGGTGAAGGGCTTACAATGGAATTGGATGGAAAGACTTATAATGTAACCCCATTTACAATAGGGGACTTTTCAGCCTTACGAAAATTTATTAAAAGTCAAAGGCTTCAAGAATTTATAGATGTTTCTGGCTCCCTCCCCTCGGAAGATAGACGAAAGATAATACTTGATATAACCACTACTCCTGTTTCTGATGAATTATTACTAGAAGAATCTGCTAGTATACCAGGAATAACTTTTTTACTTAGTAGAAGTCTTAGAGCAGCAAACCCAGGATTGACGGAAGAAGAATTAAATGATTTAATTACTAAGCAACTCCTGGAAGAAAATAAAGATTTATTAACTGCTATACAAGGGTTAAATGGAGGAGAGGAATCTGAAAACCCTCCACTGTCGGAGGAGAGGAGTTAAGATGGGACTACTCTTTTTCTCTGCTTCAACATAACCGTTATGGTTATGGGATGACAATTGAACAAATTATGAATTTAACTATTCCTCAGTTTAACGCCAGATTAACAGATATATTTGAAATACATGGTCATTTTAATTCTGAAAAAGGAAAAGGAAGAACACATAAAAAGTCATTTAAAGATATTCAAGATAGTATAAAACAAAAAGGCATAAAACCACCAGGATCACAATTTGGACTTATTAAAGGATAAATATGCACTTAGCTAGTTTATATGTTTTAGTACATGCAAGGGGTCTTACTAGACTCAAAACTAAACTAAATATTATCAAAAAATCTCTTACAGGAGTTAATTCTTCTTTATCTATGTTTAGCACAGCAGCCACCACTGCTTTTTTAGCAGCAGGTGCCGCAATGGCTTTAGCTTTACATCAAAGTGTAAAATTTGAAAAACAACTTGCCATGGTTGCTACTATGTTAAATGGGCCTGCAAAAAAAACACTTGAAGGATATGCTGTTGGACTTCAAAAATTATCAAAAACTTATGGAGAATCAACAGAAACATTATCAAAAGATTTATATGATATTCTTTCAGCATCTGTTGATGCTAGTGATGCATTATATGTATTAGAAGTTTCAGCCAGGGCTGCTACAGCTGGCATGACAACAACAGCTGTTTCTGCTGATGCTATTACTACAATCCTTAATGCTTTTAATATGTCTGCTTCCAGGGCTGCTGAAGTCTCTGACCTCTTGTTTCAAACAGTTAAAAAGGGAAAATTAACCTACGAGGAGCTAGGAAATAACATTGGTAAACTTGCTTCTACTGCTGCCATTGCTGGAGTTAGCCTAGAAGAAATGATGGCAACAATATCTACTGTAACAAGACAAGGACTAAAAGCAGATAGGGCCATGAACTCCATTGTTGGTGCTTTACGAGCTTTCCTTAAACCAACTAAAGATGCAGCTATTTATGCTAAACAACTTGGTATAGATATGAGCATAGCAGGATTAAAGGCTGAAGGTCTTGCAGGAATATTTAAAAAATTTAATGGTCTTACCGAACAACAAGTAGCAAGATTAATTCCTAATATTAGAGGTTTAAAAGCTATAGCTGCTGCTTTAGCTGATACAGAAGGCTATGCAAATGACTTAGAATTAATGTATATTTCTTTAGGAGCAACAGAAGAAGCCTACTATAAACAAGTAGGCACTGGTGCTTATATGTTAAAACAATTAAAAGAAGAGGCTCTTGGTTTATTTAAAACTTTAGGGCAACAATTATTACCTGTTTTAAAAAAAGCACTAACATTTTTAATTAATTTAACACAAGCGTTATCAAATAATTCCACAGCAATACTTAGAACAACAAAAAATATAGCATCAACAGTTTTATGGTTGGCAAAATGGGTTATAGGATTAAAAATTTTAGTTAGTATTGTGCGGGTACTCCCTGCATTACTGTTATCTGTTGCGGGAGCATCGAAATTAGTTAGTGCTGCTTTAGCTGCTATTGTTGCTCATCCAGTTGTTGCTGCTATAACAGCAATTGTTGCTGTAGTAGGTTTACTTATTTTAAAGTACTTAGATTTAGAAAAAATTCTTAAAACTACGTCACAAAAAATAGGTGAATGGGCAGAAAATAATCGTAAAAAAATACAAAAAGAAATGGAGTATTTAGATAAGGTTAGAAAAGATCAAATATCTGCATTAGGATTATTAACAGAAACATCCACACTTAATAAGAAAGATGATAAAACAGAGGAAGATATTCAAAGATTAGCCCAGATAAAAGCAGAATTAACAGCTATTAGAGGAGTCTATGCCAGTATATATGATAAAATAATTTCAGGAGAATTAAATGCTACAGAAGCAAGGAAAGAAGCTAATGCTGCTGTAAAAGAAGCTGGGAAGCAAGAAATAAAATTAGCCCTTATGCGGGCTGAAAGTGATATTGCTCTTGATAAACAGGCAATGCGTGAATTGGATGAATTAAAAGGATCAGATGAAGAAAGAGCTGAAGCCCAATTACAAATACAACAGAGCTTAATACAAAATCTTGAAGTACTAAAAGTTCTAAAAGAAAAAATGGCAACTGTTGATGAATTACAAGATAGGGCTGATAAAGATAGAATAAAAAAGAAAAAAGAAAGAGAAGAATCTATACAAAGAAATAAGTTAATTGCAGCAAGAGATTCTGCCCTTGAACAATCTACTGAAGATAATAAAATTTGGAATAATGCTTATGATAAATTAAACAAAGAAAGATTAAGTAAATCTGCCCTTCTTGATATTGAAATGGCAAAAGAGTTAGAAGATGCAGGGGCTGTTAAAATAAAACAAACAGAGGCTGAACAACAAGCACAGACTGCTATAATTAAAAAATATGCAATATTGCAAAAAAAAGTAAAAATTGAAGAGGATAAAAAAGCTAGAGAACAGGCTAAAAAAGAACAAGATAAAAAAGATAAAATTCAATTAATTGGATTACAAAAACAACTTACATTATCATCCTCTTTATATGATACTTTTTTTGGTCTACTTCCACAAAAAATGAAAACTGCTATAGAAGACTCTAATATGCTTGAAAAAGTAAAAGAAAAGTTTGGAGAGTTTAGTCCTGAAGTTGGCGTATTTGAAAATGCTATGAGAGAAAAAGGAAAAGGTCAAAATACAGGCCAGTTTGAAGGTATTGGTGATATATGGAAACGCATTCAATCTGCTGCTGCAAGGCCAGAAATGAAATATCAAAAAGAAATGCTTAGTATTACTAAAGATTTAGGAGAAGATTCTCGTAAAACACGTGTAGCAATTGAGGCAATTCAAAATAAGGGACTTGTTGCTACAGCAGCCCCATAAGAAAGAAGTAAGGAGTTATATATGGCATTAACAGCCTTAGAAATGCAAGAAGAAGGGAGTCATGATTATTCATATACAAAGACATCAACTTCTGCAAATTTTGTTTTAATAGGAGCTTTTTCTGATAGATTTACCTATAGGGGTGATTTATTAAATTCTCGATATTCTGATTTAAGTTATGTTTCAAGTAGTTATGTTACTTCTGATGATACTCAAAACTTAACCTGTACTTCTGTAGGAATTAAACCAGTTGGAAAAACATCTGCTGGTAATCCTAATAAATGTGTACTTAATGTTACTTATACATCCCCTGGAACAGACCAAGCAGCATCATCTGATGATATTAATCCTGCTTTTGCAAGTGTGTCTAACTGGAATAAAAATGGTAGTTATGCAGGGGAGGCAATGTTACTAAACCCTTCTGTATGGTATTGGAGTTCCGATAGTAAAACATTAACTCCAGAAGAAAATCCTAATGCTGTAAAGATAATGCCTCAACTTGATGTTTCATACACAGGGGAATGGTATAGTATAAATACAACAAAAATAAACAATTGCATTGGTAAAGTTAATAGTGATGTATTTCTTGGTGCTGATGCTGGCACACTAATGCTTACTGGGGCATCATTTAACCAAGAAAGTGCTCCTTCAGGAGCAAAATGGAGTATTACATTTAACTTTGGCTGGAAACCTGATGGATGGAGAAAATTTTGGAGACAGGATAAAAACATTTATGACTTTGTGAAAAATGTGGAAGATAGTTCTTATGTTTTTGGTCATGCTAGTTTCTCCCAATTAAACCCTAGTGGATGGTAATCAATGGGAGACATTCCTAATAATAAACCGTTAAAGAACATTAATGCTGGGGATGTTATATCAGCAAAGTGGCTTAATAAGGTTAAAAATGGTTCCTTAAATGTATCTGCTTCTGCCCCTTTATTTGTAACAAAGAATGCTTCAGGAACGGTTATAAATCATGGAGAACATGGCCCAGCAGTAAGATGGGGCAGTGTTGTCTCAGATTATGTTTGGTCTGATGCAACTTTTGTTGAAGTTTATCCAATGTTGTATACAGAGGATACAAATGGGATAACTTCTAATATAATTTCCACAGATGATTCTGCAAAAATAAAAGTATATGTAACCAACCCTATTGCTTCTGATGTTTCTTTGGTTTCTGATGTAACAAAAAATATTACTTTAGAAGTAAGTGATATTATATCCTATATGTGGTTTGGTGATCATTGTGGAACCATGATGGGGGCAGGAGGAGTTGGGGGAACCAATGTAACACCTGTATCAATGTACTCTGATTTTGAAGGCTCTGAAACAGCACAATCAGACACATGGGCGGTATCCGACCAAGGGGCATATGATGGAGTTAAGACATTTCAGACTACGCGACTAGTTTATAATGATGCTGGGGATGAGGTTGTTTATGGGTTTTACCGAGAATACAAATATGATTCTATCGGCAGACTGACTAATATTTCTGGGGAAACCAGATACACTGTCGATACTCCGAGTGATTGTTCATAATGGGACACTTAAGAAAAAGTTTAGCAGGACACCTACTTAAAGGTTCAGGAGGGCATTTGGTAAGAGGGTGTGTTGATACAGCAATATCTTATGTTTTGAGCCAGTGCACTTACACATGTGATCCTGCCGCTGATTGTGACGGTAGTGAGGCAGATATCGTTACCACTCCCGCATTATCAAATTTACACGATTCTAACATTGGTAAGGTTATTAAGATTTCAGGTTACACTGAATGCTGGAAAGTGTCAGAAGGGTTTGATGCTACCGGGGCGGTTTCTGTTACAAAAACAAATTCATACGATGATTGTGAAGATTGCTGTCAAGATAGTCTTTGCTTTACTGTTGAACATACCACCGCAGCTGATTGTTCATATCCGCAAGAGGAAGACTTGTTGGAATACGACTTTACGTTTGAGTTCGCTGGTGCTACCACGAAAGTATGCAGTAAAAGCTGGAGTAGTGGTTGCTCTAGTCCTTATTTTACTTTTAACTTTACTGACGAATTTGAAGTTTGTTCCGATGGTTATGATACCTATATTTTTCACTACGCTCCAGATGGGGCAGCAGAAGGAGAATCGCTATGGGAGGCAAGGCTTGTTTCAGCAGGCCCGCTTTACGATAGGTATGACCTAGACTATGTCGAGCAGGATAATTGTTCCGGTTTCATATATGATGGGACGCCATTCCCCCTCTACATATCCGTACAAATAACCTCTAATCCGTGTAATCCACTCCCATGATAAGAAAAGTAACCAAACAACAACTTGAACAGCGACTAAAAGAGCGTTCGCCCGAATACTTAAAAGAGATTACCCCGGCTATTGTCAAAGCGTACGCTGATGGATCGATGGATTTTGAAACCGAGCATCCGGCGTGGGTAGCTGCAATGGTAAAACACAGACCGGTGCGGGAAGCTATGAATCAATCCCCCCCACAAAACACTAAATGCAAATTTGCCTCCTGCGGATGTGGCAAGAAACCCATAAAATGCAACCAATTGGGAAACCTTGGCAACATTTGCCCAAAT